ATTTATTTTATATTTGCAATAAATTAATAACTATGAAAACACAAGAACAAGCAATCCTCGATGCTCTATTGTCAGGGCAAGTGATTACAGGCTCAAATGCCTATGCAATCACTAAAAAAGAATGTAACTGCGGTACTCTTAATCTGCACAAAGTATTGGCTAAAATAAGAAAAAAAGGCTATACCATTAATGAGTGCTGGCAACAGAATCAGAAGACAAAAGCAATGTATAAAGAATTCACAATAACAAATAAAAAACAAAAGAAAAATGAAAACTAAAAAGTACCCAAAAGGGTTAATGGCTTTTAAGCCAAACGAGAAAGCTCCTATTTTCGTTAAGGCATCAGTATTAATTAATCCAAAAGAACTATATGATTGGATTAAAGAAAATAATGACTGCTTAACTGAATACAAAGGACAAAAACAATTAAAGTTACAATTACTTGAATCAGAAAAAGGATTGTATTTTAATATAGATACTTTTAAACCAAAAGCAGTTAATACTCATTCTGATTTTAGAATTGATAGTAAAGATGATATGCCATTTTAAAAACAAATAACAATGAAAACAGAAAAAACACAAGAAAAAGTATTAACTAACATTGAAAAGTTAATCGCTATCCAAAACGAGTTAAAAGTTCCAAAAGGTAATTTAAACAAATTCGGTAACTATAAGTACAGAAGTGCTGAAGATATTTTAGAAGCCTTAAAACCTATTCTTTTTAAATATAGCGCACTTTTAAGGTTGAGTGACCGAGTAGTGCAAGGTGGCAATAAAATCTTTGTAAAAGCAACTGCAAGGATAATAATAGGGGATTATATTGATTTCTGTTATGGCTATGCTGAACTTTGCGAACACAAAGGAATGTCAGCAGAACAAGCGACAGGCACAGCTTCAAGTTATGCTCGTAAATATGCTTTGAATGGTTTATTCTTAATTGATGAAACAGAACAAGATGCTGACCATGATAACAAGAAAGTTGAGCAAAAGAAACCTGAATTAATCAAAGATAGCGAAGTGTATAAAAAAGCACAGGAATACATGATGTCAGGTGGCTCAATTGATGTTATCAAACAAAAGTATTCAGTTAGTCAAGAAGTAGAAGTTGCATTAAAATCAATTTAATCATGGGGACAATTTGTCCCCTACCTTTAAAAATATGGAATCAACAATAGAAATATACTCACCTACGTGGTGGGAAAACAGATTAGGCAATTTCACCGGAAGTGAGGTCCATCGTCTTATGACTGATCCACGTTCTAAAAAAGACGTACTAAGCAAAGGTGCAGAAACTTACATACGTGAAAAAGTTTACGAAAGGTTAAGCGGACAACCTAAACAAAGTATTGATAATTATGCAACTGCTTGGGGACACGAAAATGAGCCGATAGCGAAACGATATTACACTGCAAGGACTGGTAATGAGGTAATCGAATCAAAGTTGCTTATAAGCGAAAATATCGAAGGATTAACAGGTAGCCCTGATGGCTTAGTAGGTGAGGATGGTATGATTGAAATAAAATGCCCTTTTGTTGGAAGTAATCACTTGAATTTCTTTTTTAATGAAGATACTTTTGAAAGTGAACACAATGAGTATTATTATCAAATGCAATGCTATCTTTTATTATCAGGTAGAAAGTGGTGCGACTTTATATCTTTTGATCCTCGTTTAATTCTTAACTCTGATGCTGGACTTTATATCAGAAGATGGGAAGCTAATGAGGAAGTACAGGAACGAATGATTGAAAAAGTAACTATTGCAAGAAATCTATTTAACGATTATCTAAATGCGTTTAATAAAAAATAAAAAGTGTAAGGAGTGCGGTGCGGACTTCACTCCTTATAAATCAACTCAAAGAGTGTGCAGTCCTAAATGTGCTTTAATCGGTGCTGAAAAGAAAACATGGCAAGAGAAAAAAAAGATACTTGTTGAGAATCTAAGAACACGAACTGAATGGCTTGGAATTCTTCAAGTAGTGTTTAACAAGTATATCAGAACAAGGGACTCAAAACAGCCATGTATCTCATGCGATAGACCATTAGGTGTTAAATTTGATGCAGGTCATTACTTTAGTGTAGGTAGTTATCCGAACTTAAGATTTGATGAAAGCAACGTACATGGGCAGTGTGTTTACTGCAATCAACACCAACATGGTAATCATATTGAATACGGAGTTCGACTGCCTTTAAGAATAGGTGAATATCACTACACTCGTTTAATGAATAAAAGAGGGGATGCTTTAAAACTAACACTTGATGAAATAAAAGGATTAATTAAATATTATAAACTAAAAACAAAAGAACATGGAAAAACAACTAACAACTGATCAGGCAAAACTTGAATTTGAAAGCCATTTATTAATTGGTTTATTCAAAGCAACAATTGAGCAAAGCACTCACTTAACAGGAAAGTACAAACAAAAGATGTTAGCTGACTTTAATCTATGGCAAAGAATCGGTTTTAAACTATTAGAACAACTTGAAAAAAGAAATATAACTCAAGGAGAATACTTGGATAAAATCGGAGATATTTATCACACTATGAATTCAAGCATGAGAGAAGAATTTTACAAAGGATTGGAATAATTAAAAAACACAAAGAACATGAATTACACAGATTTTTTAAAAACAAAAAAGAAATCATTTTTAGAAAGTGGTTTTGAAATTAATGAGAATGAATTAAATAGTAATTTATTTGATTTTCAAAAGTACGTAGTTAAAACAGCATTAAGTAAAGGTAGATTTGCAATATTTGCAGATTGCGGACTTGGAAAAACACTGATGCAGTTAAGCTGGTCTGAAGCTGTATTTAATCATACAAATAAGAAAGTATTAATATTAGCACCATTGGCAGTTGTTGAGCAAACAAAAGATGAAGCTAAAAAGTTTAATATAAATCTTAATTGTTTTGATATTACTAACTATGATCAATTAAAAAACATTGAAAATATTAATCAATATTCTGGAGTTGTTTTAGATGAAAGTTCAATTTTAAAAGGTAGAGATGGTAAATTAAGCAGTTTAATTTTATCTACATTTAAAAACACTCCTTATAAGTTAGCATGTACTGCAACACCATCACCTAATGATCATATGGAGTTAGGGCAACATTCTGAGTTTGTTGGTGCAATGAGTTATTTAGAAATGCTCGCTATGTTCTTTGTTCATGATGGCGGAGAAACATCGAAATGGAGATTAAGAAAACATGCAAAAGATCCATTTTGGAAATATGTATGTTCATGGTCTATTGCTATTGATAAACCTGAAACATTAGGATTTAATCATTTAGGTTATGATTTACCAGAAATAGAATACATTGAACATATTATACCAGTTGATAATAATACAATGACTTTATTTAATGATGTAGCAGTTTCAGCTACTGACTTACATAAAGACTTAGATAGATCTTTTGATAAAAGAATTGAAAAAACTATTGAGCTTGTAAATTCAAATAATAAACAGTGGATTGTTTGGGGATTAAAAAATAGTGAAACAGATAAACTTGAAAAACTTTTAAATAATTCTATTAATGTTCAAGGTAGTGATACTCCTGAATATAAAGCTAAATATTTAAACGGATTTGCTAAAAATGAATTTCAAACATTAATAACCAAAACAAGTATTGCATCATTTGGTATGAATTACCAACAATGTAATCAAATGGTATTTATGAGTTATGATTTTAAATTTGAAGCATTCTATCAAGCTGTTAGGCGTTGCTATCGTTTCGGGCAAAAGAACAAAGTTCAAGTACATATTTTAATACCTGAATCACAAACAAATGTAAGAAAAACGATATTAGAAAAACAGGAAAGACATAAAGAAATGATTACAGAAATGGCAAAATACTCAAGCGAAGCAGATTATAAATCAAATAAATCAAAAGTTATGATAAATAAAAAAGAAATTAAAACAGAAAACTATCATTTATTAAATGGTGATTGTGTACAGGAAAGTAAAAAAATAAATGATAATTCTGCTGATTTGGTTGTATTTAGTCCGCCATTTGCTGAGTTATATGTTTATTCAGATAAAGAAGAAGATATGGGAAATGTAAGCGACTATAAGCAATTTGAACAGCATTTTAAATTTCTTATTCCTGAATTAAAAAGAATATTAAAGTCAGGTCGTATTTGTGCAGTTCATTGTATGGATTTACCAATTCAAAAAGGTAAAGAGGGATATATTGGTCTTCGTGATTTTTCAGGAATGTTAATTGATTGGTTTCAAGAATGTGGTTTTATTTATCATTCAAGAGTAACTATTTGGAAAAATCCAGTAACAGAAATGCAAAGAACAAAAGCATTAGGGTTACTACATAAAACTATAAAAAAAGATAGTTCAATGACAAGAGTAGGAATACCTGATTATGTTTTATTTTTTAGAAATGAAGGAGAAAATTTAACACCAATAAAACATCAAGATACAGATCAAAGTAATTCAAATTATTTGCCAGTTGATTTATGGCAGAAATACGCTTCTCCTGTTTGGATGGATATTGATTATTCAAGAACATTGCAATATAGATCAGGAAGAGATGGTAATGATGAAAAACATATTTGCCCTTTACAATTAGATACTATTGAGCGCATAATTCATTTATATTCAAATGAAGGTGAAACAGTATTTAGTCCATTTGGAGGTATTGGTAGTGAGGGATTTCAGGCATTAAAAATGAATAGAAAATCAATATCAATAGAATTAAAAGAGAGTTATTTTGCTATAAATCAAAAGAATCATAAAGATTGTATTGAAGAAAAAAAATCAACATTAACATTATTTTAATTTGTAAATTGCTATAAAAAATAGTAACTTTGTATTAAGTACTACCACCATGATAAACTCATTTACAATTTGCCCTCTTTTATTTCCGATGCCTGTGGTAGGGCTAAGAAATAATTGGGGGCTTTACTTTTAATATCATGATAAAAAAATCATTCATAATACATATTGATAGTTTAGGAATATTAGATGAATTAACAGATGAACAAGCTGGACAATTATTTAAACTTATTTATGAATATCATAACCCAAATAAACCCAAACAAACCCAAATAACCCAGTTGGTTAATTTGGCTTTTTATCCTTTTAAAAGTCAATTTGAAAGGGACAATCAGACTTATAATAATGTTTGTGAAAGAAATAAAAACAATGGTTTATTAGGTGGCAGACCTAAAAATAAAAACCCAAACAAACCCAAAAAAGCCGATAGTGATAATAAGAATAAGAATGATAATAAGAATGATAATGATAATAAAAGTGTTATTAAGAAAATAAATATAAGACCATTTGTAAATATTTTACAATCTGAATTAGATAAATTAAATTCTGAATTTTCAGAACACGAAGTTAATTGGATGCTGGATAAACTAAACGACTATAAAGCAAGTAAGGGTGTTCAATACAAGTCAGATTACCATGCTATCAATATGTGGGTAAAAGATGCTTTCAGAAAAGCAAAGGTTGATTTTATAAAAGATAACAATACTTCGGAGGTTAGGATAGCAACAGCAATGAAATCAATAGAAAATATTAACTGGGATGACTATAAATTATTATGAGTAACATAACGACAACAAATGGATTTTCACCTTTAGAAGTTGAAGCCATGCAGAAACTACCTGAATATCAAAGGCTGTATATTCAAGTTAAAAATGAACAGAAGATTATCCACATGGATAAACAGGATGCATTAACTAAGTTATTTGCCTTAATAATTAATACAATTGAGTTATCAGGTGAAAACAAAAAATACAACTTAGATAATGAACAAACCAAAAAAGTGGCTAATTTTATTTATGAAACAGTTTTAGAGCAGTATAAAGGTGCAACTATGTCTGAACTGCAAAGTGCTTTTAAAATGGGTTTATTTGGTAATTTCGGGGAGTTTGTAGGTTACGGAGTAATTACCTTTGGTAAATTCATAAAAGGTTATTTTAATTCACCACAGCGTGATGCATCAATAAAAGCTTGGTTAAAATTTCAAAATGCTCCAGTAACAGTAAATAAACCAGTGTATAAATTCTTTGAGAAGAACATGGAAATAGCAAACTACTTTTTTAATATTTGTACTGAAAAATTAAGTGAACGATTTGATACAGTAGTTAATCATGATGACAATGTAATGCATCTACCAAGTATTTATATGTTTCTATACGATAACTTTCAAATATCATTTTCCGATGAAAGCAAAGCAATAATAAAACAAAAGGCAAAGGAACGATACCATAAATTTATTGTAAAGTCTAAAATAAAAGAATCAGATTCTAAAGGATTTGAAACGATAGTTCAGTCAGTAATTGAAAGTAATAATTTAACTTTTGAGTGGTATCTGAAAACACAGGCTTTAATATTCTTAACTTTAAAACTAAAAGAGCAGGGAAAAACATACGATAACTTAAAACCTTTAAAATGATGTTATGCGTTCGCCTTTTTTTTTCGTGTTGATTTTCAGCAAGTTAGAAACTATTTTAAAAATAAATCAAAAATAATTTGAAAAAAGTTTGCAGTTATCAAAATAGGATGTATATTTGTACCAGATAACAATTAAAAAATAAACAAAATGACAACTACAAACAACAAATTAGAGAAAAAAATTAAAGCTGATTTCATTTCATACTTTGGTAACGAACCAAAAGAAATTAAAATAGATGGTGAAATAGCTTATGCAGATGGTTTCTATTGCAGAATATTAAACAACAAATCAATTAAAAAAACTCACGGGATAGCTTGGAGAAGAGACAACTAAAAAAAGCAAAGTGTGGTTGTGAAATACCAGCCACACTAAAATTTAAAAAATCAAACAATTGCAATAACTGTAATGATACTTTTTGCTCAAAACATTTATATTCTTATGTTGATGAAAGCAATAGGGCAATAACTAAAAACTCAAAAAACTACTGTGAAACGTGCTATAAAAAAAAATACAAAAGGTGGTAAACGTATTGGTTCTGGTCGCAAAAAAGCCGATTACAAAACCAAAACTATTGCCTTTCGTGTTCGTGTCGAATTTGTCGAACCGATTAAAAAGATGGTCAAAGATTATGTTTCGGAGCGTCTTAAAGTTAACTCTTAACTTACATATTAGCGAATATTTATAGCGACTTATTTAACATCAAAACAATTAGAATATCAAATTATTAAAATTATTAATGACAAATATGAAAACACAAAACAACATGACTTCACTAATCAGCCAAGCTGAGTGGTGGGTAAAGAAAACACAGGTTAACCAAGTTCGTGGTAACTTTAATTGGAAATTATACATGAAACTAATTGAAATCAAACGAAATGAAAAAAAGTGATTACCAATTTATTTTATTTGCAATATTTTTAATAGTTTCTTTACTTTTGCATAAATGAATATAACCGACCTGCTTACTGACAAAAAGTATTTGCAAATAAGCAGGAACGTGTGTCGAAATCATAATTTGTTACATGATTTACATTCAGAAGCTATCTTAGTTATATTAGAGAAAAAAGTAGATATTAACACTATTAGAAACTTAGAACATT